GTGTCAGAAGTCTTACATGAAGACATCAGACAACAAGCAATCAGCATCAGCAAGCTTACACCAACATTCATTTTGTGGTTCCCAGACATATAGTGTAATAGTTTTTTGGTCTTCAGTTACTGCAATCAGAATTGTGTCATGACCACCATCAGAAACAGCATTGACAGGCTTCTTGCCTATCGTCATCCGAACTTCAAATGCACCAGCAGTTACATTTGCTTTTGGATCACGTTTGCGATTGCTGCGAAGAAATTTTGCAATAGCTTCCATTGCAAACTCTTCGCACATCCCCGATCCAGGTTCATAAACAAAGTCATTTGCAAACTTCCACTTACGCCAGAACTCATTCCAGTCATCTTCGATGAAGTCTTTCGAGAAAACAAACACATCAACAGCGCGAATCATCTGAGGATACTGAACAAAACCATGTCCAGCCTCAAGAATGAGTGCTTTAATTGTATCGACTGTCGTAATCATTCGAGAGCTTTCTTATCAAGAGCATCCAAAATCTCTATCATGCGGGCATCTGGAACCAAGTAACCATCAACAGGAGCTTTGTCACCAACTTTCAAACGCAGAATTTCTTTATTTGCGGGAATTATTACCAATCTCACGCAGCCTGTCATCGACACGCTTGTTAAGACCAGCAACATCTTCACGACCAACAATCCCGCGAACTTGAACTTGAGCTTCATTTAGAAGTTCTGATTTTGTTTTTGGTGTCTCTATCTTACGCCTTGCCAGCCAAAGCAAAAACGTAAGGATAGAGACAACAAGACCTGCGATAGCTGCTGTCATTTCTTGTCTGTATCAGCAGGCTTCTCAGCATCCTTCGCGACAATCAAACCCCAACCAGCAGTTAATCCAGCAGCAACGGTAGCCCAATCTGGATTCGTGAGAGAGTTACCATCAAACAATGAATGTAGAACATTACCCACGACAGCAAGGATAGAACCAACACCAGCTACAGTTGTTTTCCAGTTTTTCATACTTGTGTTATTTGTTAATGACCACTACCACCTGAACCGAAATACTTTGCCACTAGAGCACCAACACTACCAGATGCTGCACTTGCCCCCGCGATGAATCCAATAAACTTCTTCTTGTCTCCTTCAATTGCAGTCACACGGTCAGTGAGCTTCGCATCAGCAGCATCTTTCGCTTTTCTGTAAGCACGAGTCTCACTTATATGGTTCGAAAGTAGTGTTTTAATTTCTGTAAGTCGAGAGTCAATGCTATTTGGGTTATAGTCTTCTTGGCTCATAATAGCAGTTAGAGTTGCGTGATTTGGTCTAGGTCGAGGGGCATGTTCTGAAGGTTAGTATCTTTCAACGAGAACAAACGATCTTACCGTGATGGGATCAGTGTTGGCGGCGCTTCCGTGGTGGAGCAACACATGCAAAACATTCGTTGAGGCCAACGTGTTCCAATTCATCACTGATGGAACGACGGTTGACACATATCCTGAAAATGGCCCAACAAACTGGTAATTGAAACCCTCGTTTTCCATGACGAATGTGATTGGAGTAGTGGCTTGCCAATAAGATGTGGCCGTCAACGCCCCAAACCCTGCAACCACCGTGCCATTAGTGGTGTCCGCCCGAAATTCCCACCACCAAACAGGCTGCGTCGTGATATTTGTTTTGGATGTCCTGTATCCACACAAAATCTGAGATTTCTCCGACATGAGCGGAGGAAGCGTGATCGAGGCGTAAATGTTTGTCTCCAGTGTGCTCGGCGTGCCGGTAAAGTAGTTAGATGCACCGACGTAAATCGTTCGGTAACGCGAGCCAACCGTCACAAAGTCGCCAACGATGTTCGTCCCGAATACCGTGTTGGTGCTGAACGTGTTTGTTCCGCTGAAAACATTTGTCCCGCTCAACAGCGCCACGTTCGTCGAACCTCCAGGAATTACAGTGCCGCTTGGACTTCCCGGTCCTACTGCTGCATTAACACAAGCAGCAGACAACAGTAACAAAATAAGTAGAGATTTCATATTACTGTGTAACAGGACTATATTTTGTGCCATAAGCCAACTTCACATCAGCAGCACCAAGAGTAAGCGTTGTTTCAGTTGTTGAAACAGCAATAACAATTCCATCAGAAAACATAAACCCTTCAGCAGGCAAATCCACAAAGAACTGAAAATTAGCAGCAAGGGCAATAATCATGAATGGAGCCGCACCATTTCCAGGAAGGGCAGCAGCATCGAAAATATGCAGCCACTGAGCAGCACCTTTATTATAGCCAACAAGAGAAACCAGATGAATGCCGGGCATTCCAGCAGCCTTCGAGATAACAGCAGAAGAATACCAGCTATTTGAAATTGCAGTCCGAAGGTATGGCGTAACAGGCTGATCATTTGTCACCTTGACATTGATCGGATCACTGCTATTCAGCGGAGGAGGAAATTGAGGTAGCATAGTCTTCTTCGGGTTATCTCACTTGCAACAAGGAAGTTTTGTATTGGTTATCCCCTTACTCCAATTCGGATTGATATTAGCTTGGACGCTTAAGCTCAATCCTTAATTCAAACGGCGATACGTAACCGTAAGAGTGGCATTCGTAGTGTAGTTCGCGATCAAACCACGAACAGTCTGGATGTTCACAGACGACGTAGTCGAAGCGCTTGCACCAGCAGAAAACGTTCCCAGCAAAGGCAACGTGTTCGTGTTAGCAGAGTTCGATTGAGTCGTAGTGAAGTATCCAGTGAACGTATTCGTCTGCAACTTACCAAGCGAGTTGGTAATAACAGACGTAATGTTCGTCGCATACGTGATAGCACTTGTGTAAGCTGCATTCGTGTAAGTAGTCGAAGCAGTTGTGTTGTCATACAACTTCACAGTCGTGGGACCAACAGAAGCACCGAGCACAGTCACACTAGTAATCTGAACAGGATAAGTGAACAGGACACCAGTGCCACCAGCAGTGACATTCGTGCTAAACGTGGATTGGGCATTGGCGCTAAAGCCCATCAAGAGGGCAAGAGCGGCAATCGAAACAAACTTAATGAGGGATTTCTTCATGTTGATTATCAGGATTTGAGTTGTAGTTTTTGTGAATTCTTGGTTAGTTACTTCCCAAGAACACCATTCATTCATCATTTACGCGGCAACAGGGTTACGAGCACCACGGAAACGACGGAACAGAATCGGAAGCACACCACGCTTCTGAGTTCCAACAATACCAAGAACAGCATGAGAGATCAGCTGGAGGTATTCCTTATACTTATTGGTGTCCCAATAAGTTTGATCATTCTCATCAGTGCAAGGAACAGCAACGTTATCAGTCATGATAACGCGACCATTCCAAGGCATCGAAGAGAAGTTCTTCGGAGGAGCACCAACACGGAGCATGTCATACGGCTTACCACCAGAAACCAAGAACGCAACCTCAAACTGAGCATTGACGTAAGCAGGATTCGGAATGGTTTCACCATAGTTCTCTGCATCAGGATTCAACTCTTGAGTCTCTGGAGCAGGGAATGAATACGCATCAGGATTGCCGGGCTGGAGCGTAGTGTCAAACGCGATACGAAGAGGCATATCTTCGAGCTTACACATGACACGACCAAATAGACTGCCAGTGAAACCAGCAGTGATGATGTTCAAATCAATCTGCTTGTAACTCAACAGCCACGGATCATAGATGAACTGGTTGTAGGTATCGCTACCAAGAACAAGACAGAACTTCTGATCCAGAGGAGAGTTATCACCAGAAGGAAGTGAATTACCCTTGAACGCAGGCATACGCTGATCATCCAAGTGAGAGCACGCGAGATTGATCGCGTTCAAACTCAGATTACCGACATTGGCAATGCCAGCGATTGTAGCAGCAAGGTAAGCATTGGTCTTACCAGAAGTGCCAGTGGAGTTACCATCACCTTGAGGAGCCAGATAGATACCATCGTTGTTAGTTCCAGCACCATTTGGAATCATCAGATAGCGCGACTGATGGAAAATGTGTGTCCGAGCGAACACATCCATAAACCGCGAAACCTGCATGTTGATATTCTCAAGAGTGAAGTCAACATGGTCATTCAAGAAATCCTGGAAATTAGGCAAGAAGTTGAAGATCGGCGACTCAAACTTTTGATGACGCAAGCTAAACGGAGTAGCGCGCTCCCGAACAGCAATGATGTCTTTCTTCGCAGAAGAGCTAAGCGCAACTGGAAATGCAGTTGAACGAAGATGCGGAGAAAACTCCTTTTGAATAACCTTACCAAGGTTACCCATGTTTTGTTCCCAGTTACGGGAACCTAGCAGCTTGGACCAAACAGCCCAGGTTTTGAGTTGTTCAGCTTGTTTCTTTTGGAAATAAACCGGGAGCTTATTATAGCGGTCCCGATCCAATTCCGTCCACGACGTGCAAGCGTCGTTATCAATAGAGGGCAATCCAGTGGGCATAAACAGTTCGACTTTCTTCTATCTACTTATGCTGGGCGAGACAGAATTAAACCCAGATTGAATCGTTACCGTGATTCAAACAACGCGGGTTGCTGCCCTGCAACGAAACGTAGCAAATCCACTCGCTGCCCTGCGAACTGTTTAGTAGCACCTGTAGCTAGAGCAATAGCCGTGCCAAATCATAAATGATTTGTTCGGCGTGCTGCAACGCCTTGCGGCGTTGCCGCGCACGCCAACTGGCTTCAGCACGCCGCAGTCTTCGCGACCGCTTGCTCGACTCAGCGAGTGTCCCGGCTTCGGCACGCTCGGGCTAAAGCACACGCAACTTCCAGCGTGCACAACACCCTTGCTTCGAGCCGAACCCTCCGGGACTCCTCGCCCGCAACACTACTCCTCGCGCCAAAGAACGCATAACCCAACCGGAGGGATTAGCTCACAGTTGGGTTTGTAGCGAGGCTGAATGTTGTGTTGTGTTATGTCCCTCGCATGAATTTATCAAGCTGCTCGACTGTCATGTTCTCGACATCGGCAGTTCCTTTAGACCCAGATGGTGAGCTAGAGTTTATACTGGACATATTCGGGCCAGCCTTCTTCGCATCTGCTTTAATTGCAGCCTTTGCGGATAGTTGTTTTGTGAGGGCTTGATTGTTATTGTTCAAGATCTGAATGCAGGCCATCGCTTTCGCAAGGAAAGGTGAAAGAGGATGATCGCGCATCTCTTCTGGGATAGCGTGAAGAATGTTCTTGATTGTTGCTTGATGAGGAGAGTTTGGATCCTCGAAGAACGGAAAGTATTTCTTCTCATAGGATTTGATACCAGACACAATCTCATTCCTGCGCTGTGAATAACTGCCCGCAATTTGCTTCAACTCTTGCTCTGCTTGCGAGCGATACTGCGTGGCTAGTGTAAGCTGTTGCAACAGTTGGGCTTTTGCGGCAGGAGTTGCGGGCTGAGCTTTTCCTGCAACGTATTGACCTCTCTCGTTTGTTTCGAGAGGCTGCCAGTCTTCACCGGATTCACACTTCGCATACTGGTCTTGCCAGAACTTCGATTCAAACTGGAGAGCTTGAACCTCCTGAGCCTTCGACTGAAATGCGGGAGCTAGTTCATAAGCCCGCTCGTGGTCGTAAACTGACTTTGGTTCAGCCGTCTTTACTTTGAGTTCTCGCTCTTCTAGTTCTTTACGCTTCTCTTCGACCTTCTTAAACTCCTGATACTTGGGATACAATGCTTTGTAAGCATCGTTGCTCATTCCTTTGAACAACTTCACTTCATCTTCATTAAGTCCAGTGTAGTCACGTGCAGAAGACTTCTGAGGTTGAGCTTGAGGCTGAGGCGCAGCGGGGGCAGGAACAGGAACTTCTTCCTCCTCTTCCTTAGCCTTAGGCTTTAGCGTCGGATCGACATCTGATTCACCCTTGAGAAACTTTTCAAGAGCATCTCCATCAACATCGTCAGGAACAACTTTGACTTTTCCTTCTGGCACTGAGGGTGTGACCTCTGTCTCAACGACAGGAGCCTCTGCTGCCGGTGCCTCAGCAGCAGGAGTTGGAACTTCAATGACAGGAGGCGTATCAAATACGCTACCCGCGGGCTGTTCAGTAACTTGTGTTGTGTTTGTTTCTGCGTCCATAAGCAATAACTTTATCCAGCGTTTTACTCTCCAATAGCATCGCCCTGATCTTCGACGAAGACCTAGATTCATCAAGCGTTGCTAAATCTTTTGACTCTGCAATCAGATGTGCAGATTGACGTTCAAGTTCAGTCATGAACTCTTCTGTGAAGCTGTGACCAAGCCAACTCTGCTGCGATGCAGCAAACGCAACTTCATCAAATGGCTCTGGTTTCTTCTCGAACTCTACATTTGCAGAGCCTCCATTACGAAGGTGTTCATCGTAATCCGCTGCCATTTCTTGTAGTGATTTTGTCATCATGTCTGAGGTTGAGGTTGTTGAGGATTAAGGACAGCTTGAACTTGAGCCTGCAACTGCATTAGTTGTTGCTTCTGCTCTGGCGGCAAAGCAGCAAGCTCTTCTGGTCGATTCATCACGAGGTTCTGTAGCAAGTCTGCACAGACAGCGAGAAGTTGTTTAGCATTCTGATCATCTTGGATTGCAGTAGCCCATTGATCGCCTCCTTCTGGAAAAGCCGTCATCAACATGCTCCGCAAGAACTGACCGGCGGCAGCAGTCTGTGAGATCACTGGCCAGAACTCCTGCATCTTACGCACACGTTCTGCCCGCTGCACAACATCCACATCGCCCGCAGCTTTCACGTAATACTCACGTCCGATAAGGTCCTTATTGTTGGTCATCAAGCCAGTCGCTGGGTCTTGAATCTGCAAGAACTTAATCTTGTCCATCATCGCCAGACTTTGCACAATCATCCAACAACGACGATATACAGCACACACCCAAGCCGAATACAATGTAACTTGCACACCACTCAGCAGACCAGCTTGTTGCGAAGCAGCTTGAATTTCTGTGGCAGTCTTACGAGAGTCTTTACGATTGTTGACAGCGAAATCAACCTGGCCATTCTCGTCAGCGTTTGAAGTATTGAACCATTGCAGAGCACTCAACACAACAGGGTTTGGATACTCGGAATGGAAGAAGTCAACAGGCTTGTCATACATTGCGCCATGCTGCAACTTCACCGGCAACTGCTTCGGCGGGGCCGATGATCCTTGTTGCAAGTCAGATTTCACTGCCGCATACACATTGCTCGCCCGCATCATGCCATTGATGAATCCAGATGCAATCGCAGTTTGAGCTTCCTGTGCATACTGATCCATGAACACACGACCCTTCGTCGTAAAGATTTGTTGATTCTCTGTCTCGTGATAACGCAGAAGGTAGATTGGATACTGTGTTTCATCATCGTCTACGACGACCTCCTTCTGAACAGGCTGCATCATTTGTGAAGGCAATCCAGTCATTGGATCAGTCATCACAGTCTCCTGCATCTCAGTCACAACTTCAATATGCTGCCTACCTAAGTAGAGTTTCTCAGGCTTCTTGATCCAATCATTGCACGCACTTGTCGATCCAATCACTGTGCTCGAATCACAACGCCACGCAACATACACAACACCATTCTCACGGAAAAAGCATTTCCAGACGCGATAGTTCTTCAGTCCAGCACGAGAAGAGTCTTTATCTGCTGAGATGAGCATCTCAACCTGTGCACCGTCAAAACCAAACTCAAGGACAAACTTCTTCAGTTGTTGTGCATTCAGATCGTAACCACGACAAACATAGGATGCCAACTGCAAATCAAGACACTCGATAGGGAACAACAACTTGTCATGACTGACATGCTCAATGCCGACATTCAATGGCTTTGTCTCATCGAGAACAACTTCAACGGAATCCCATCCGTGAGTCTGCGCTCCATCAGTAGCTTTGAACATCGGAATCTCCCATTCAGGAAATCGCATGCCCTCAGTAAACGCTTGTTCGAGGGCTTCTTCTCCTTTCTGTGCGGTATCCCACATCCCGTGGCGTTCCCTAAAAATCAACGACCTGCGGGATTGTGTAAGGAATGCGATATACGACGGCTGCTCACGGCGTATGTTCTTATCTGCGACACGCTGCGGTGTGATGATTTCGTCATCCTTGATGACACCAGCAGAACGCATCTTCTTCACATCAATATCAATGTAACGCAAAGTCCGACGCACACGCGTCTGGATGAACTCCCCATTCCAGTCTTTCAGAAGCTCCTCGAACTGCGTCGAAAAGAAAGCATAATCCGAATACGTCCTTTCGGCTGGTTCGGCGGGTGTTAGTTGTGGATCAATTACTGTAGTCATAAATTTCCTGAATTACGTTGACCAAATTCGGAGCTTGAGCCTCTTTAGGCTTTACAAACTCCGCAATGAAATCTGCTGATTCTTTAGGTTTGCTTATTGTGAATTCGATAAGCTCCTTACTTGTCAAAGCATGAGATGCGCCTGTCACTTTTGTGGATTCTATGTCTACGACATCGCCTTTTGCAACAGCTTCTTGGAAGTTCTCGATTGTTAATCCTGTGAACGCAAGAACCATTGCATCTGCACGGTCAGGAGATTTATAGCCCTCAGATCGCATCTCCAATTTCGTTTGCATCCGAATCTTGCCGGTGCGCTTCGAGCGATCGTATTTACGAGTGGAGAGTTGTTCCACCAACAGATGATCTTCTTTCGGCAGAATGAGGTAGCACTCTTCGACAAGACGAGCTATCAAGAACCACAGCTCAGTTCCACGGTTATCGAACTCTGCTGTATTATATGCACGAGCTTGATTCAGAACCCGATTGACATTGACCCAACCTTTGTCTCGCAAGAGAGGCCAGACAGCACGACCAACACCAGAATCGTCGATGTAGATATTTGTTGAATCGAGAGCGATTCCATGCTTCCTCAGGAATGTGTCGATTTCTGTCACGATAACTGTGATGTCATCTGAACAGAACGTATGCTGCGCAAGTCGTTTGTTTCCTTGCCAAAGCGACAGGACACTTTCGTCTCCTCCTGTTGACATTGCGATATCGATTCCGACACGCTTCTGCCACCGCTTTCCAATCCAGCTAGTGGTTTTCTCAACACATTTATTTACCCACAGTTGTGAGATAATAAATTGCCCGCCGAGTTGCGTGAATAATGCGAGATGCTTCGACCGGAATATTGCACTGTTCTCGCCGTAACGAAGTCGATCCTCTTCGATGTCTTTCGGGTTTTTGTGGGAGCAATCGTAAGACGTAACTCTCGTGAACTTGTAACCAAGCCGTTCATGATTCGTGCAGCTGTAATGGAAATGTCCAGTCGGCTCGCCGGGCGTAGAGACTTCTAGCCAGTAATTGTATCCTGTGCATCTCGTCAACGCTTCGAAGATTTCGTCATGAATCGACTTCGCCTCATTCGTTATCACAGCCATCTCAGACCACGATTCCAGTGGATGATAACCTTCTGCTTTACCAGGTTCATCCGTCGCAAACAATCGAACTTCACTTCCAGTGTCATTGCATTTAATGAAACGTTTGATAACTTTGAAGCACTCTCGCCCGACGAGCTTGTTAAATTTCAGCGCGAGAGCACTGATATAATTCTCCGTCTGCGCAGTTAGCTGCACACCGGATGACGACGTGATCACCGTCAACGCCCGCTTGCGCGTCAAACAAAACCAAACCACGAAGGGCGCAATAACAAACGCATCTTTCCCTGATCCGTTACAAGCGCAAAGACAGAGTTTAAATGTGTCATGTTGCGTCGGTTTCGCAGACGCAATCTGGTGGCTAATGTTTAGTTGCCAGTTGTGGAGCGTTACTTCCGGATTGAAGAGTTGTGCTATTTCGGCGGGCTCGACAAAGTCGTAGACTTGAAGATCGGAGGCATCGACGATTGGATCAGCAGGAACTGATGACGGAGCGTCATCACGGCTAACGGCCGATTCGCCCGCTATAGCGGGTTGTTCTCTCTCATCACGTTCACGTTCACGCCTCTCCGCTCGACTTTCAACTCCACGAATAGCTGAATCGACGCAGCGATCCTCGTAGGATTCACTGCGTCTTTTCAACTCTTCTAATGCTTCCTCTGGTGTCACTTTAACGTTTCATGAACCGCTTCGCTTGGTTGATAGTAAGAGGAGGCAAGGACTTCTTTGCTGGTGAATCACCAGAAGGAAGAACAGGAACTTCTGGTTTCGGAGAGTTTCCGAAGATTTGGCCAGAGGTTGATTTCTCTGCGAGAATTGCTGCGTTCACAATAGGACCGGAAACTGATTCAACAGGTTGAGGATTTGAAACGGATTCATCACTCGCCACAACAAGCTCGTTCATCTTCGGAGCTTCTGCGGGCTTATCGACTGTTTCCGTCGTTTCCTCAAACCTTCCACAGCAAGTTGTAGCGTTTGTCATTGGAAACTTCGATTCGCCAGTCATCACCAACTGTGGCGGATTCGCACGACAATTAGCTTGTTGCGCTTCACTTCGTTTATGTGGAGTGAACCAGTGGACACAATTACGACATGATTTGTTCATATTTCTTATTCGTTACAGGCAATTCCAGCATTAGCCCACATGACAGCTTCTTGCAATTTGGTCAGAGCCAAAGATTGTTCTCGACTTGGTTTCGAGTTTTGACAAATGAGAAGTGCAAAATTTCTTGCATTGTCTCGTAACGTAACGTATCTCGCTTGCTGTCCCTCTTTTGGAGGATGATACGAGAAACGATTGTTGATATCCGCCAAAAGCTTGGCGTCCATTGACTCTACTACAGTTGCTTTATCACTCATATTTCATTCAGTTATTTCGCCAACACCATTTCCATTGCAGATTCACTTGCGGTGCTTTTCTCGCCCGCTGAAGCAGCCTTCACTTCACCCACATCAATCACACCGCCATTCATTCGCGATTTCGCCAGTTGTTCTCTGCTACGTCGCAAAGCTTCGTTTAATTGCAAAACGCCAATCCCAAGTTGCTGCATGTTTCGCAACCCTTTCACAGCCGCATCATTCCGTCCCTTATATTCATCCATGATGAATTTCGCAGCCCTAAATTTGACGCTCTCTTCTGGCGAATCCAGAAGTTGCTCCATCGTTTCTGCGGCCCGTTTTGCCACAGCGTTCTCGAAGAAATTCTTCTCCTCGACCTTGCCCTGCTTCAATTCAACACGATACGCGCAACTAGTCTGCGCCAACGACATGCGCACAGCATCAGCATCAAGACCCATGTCATCGGCAATGTCCTGCACGGACATTTCCAAATCCTCGTATCTCGTCTTAATCTCTATGTCTGCTGCACTGTTTAGCATAGCCTTCTCAATCCGCTACACAATCTCCAACACCTTCCACATCTTCGTTCCTCGCACAATCTTCCAAACATCTTCGCTGAATTCGTTTTTATTTCTCATACTTACCTTACTCTCATCGCAACATCTATGCCAGAGCACATATTGATTTACTGTATCTGCACGACGTATCATTTATATGGAGTCAGAATTCAGATTTTGAAGTATCAAATTTGTGAGAGTGTGAGTGTGTGAAAAATCGATTTCCACTTCTGGGGTGGTGGGTCACTTTGCATTGCAGAGTTCTTTGTGGCACAGAGTGAAAGTGTTAAAGTAAAGTGTTAAAGTAACGCTACCAAGGAAAGTTAGGTGAGACTAACATTATTAGTGTGTGCTGAAAAGTGAGACGATTTCCTGAAAGGGGTGTCAGTTTGCTCTTTTCCAGCCCGCTACGGTTCGCGCGTCACGGCTTTGCCGTGTGTCAGCCGCCAGCCACTAGCCTTTTGTGTCGTCCGTAGGTATTGCTTCGCTTTCGTGTCTGGCATGGTGCCGGGTGCGATTATCAGTAACACTATGCAAACTACCACCACACAAGAGCCACAGTCTACCACCACAGTCAAACTCTCGCCTGCTGTTGAAGCTGGCAAGTTCAATGGACACTTGGCTTCATTCGCACTTGGCGCGTTCAATTATTTGCTCGCGTTCAAAGTTTCGCGTGAAGTCGCACACAAGATTGCCATGGACTACGCTTCCGACATCGGACGTGGCATGTCAGAGAATCTTGAAATCGTGTCAGCCGTTGGCAAAGCCAAAAAGAATGGCGAGTCTGTTGTTTCGTTCAGTGGGAAAACTCACGCCGTAACGCAGACATTCTCCATGAGCCTCATTCGCGTATGCATTCTCATCGAGAAATGTCACGATGAAAAGTTCTTTGGCAAGCGCCCCGAATTGGACAGCCTCCCGCTGTCCGCAAACTTGGCCGATTACTTGGCCGAAGCTAAAGCATGGGCGTCACGGCAAACGTGGAAGTAGGTTGTGAGCAGGTCACCGGACGTGTATCTTTCGAGATATGCGTCCGGTCTTTCCCTTTTTCGGTAAAATCTAGAGGTTTGCAGAGCGTCTTTAACTTAATAGGTTAATTATGTGAGCAGACTAGGTAACAACATACGTTAGCGTGACAGGCAAACAACGTAATGTTGCGAGGCGCCAGCATACTTTAGCTAGGCTAAATCCTGTGTCGTGCATACGAGCGCGACTAGTGGTTGATTAGGTTAACGGAAAAAGCGGTGGATTTATCCATTGCTCTCCTAACTCAACGCTAACGGTGATATGTTTGTTTCTCTCTGGAAAGTGGCTACGCTTCTGGTTGTGTGCCGTCTGGAGAGACACAAGAGTTTTCGTGCATCTAGCGAAGGCTCTTGTGTCTTTCTACAAAAGTTGAGAACAAACAACTTATGGCTTCAAAACACTACACTCCAACAAAAAATTCGCGGGATTTGCGGCGGGCCGGGGACGAACTTCGAGCGGCGCGGCGCTCTTTTCGTGAGGCGACGTTTGGGCTTGCTCCGTCGAAACGCGAATCACGCGCGGGGCGCAGGGCTCGCAAGCAAGATATGCGCGAGTTTTGGCGCGTGAAGTTTCAGTATAATCCAGAAGTGCTATAATACTTAGGAATACGCGCAAGCTATTTTGTAAATCAATATGGAAAGTCGATAATCGACTTCGGTAGGGCTTTTTATATACTTTTATATATATAATATATTAAATGATACAGTAAGACATTATCCATATTGATTAAGATGATGAGAGTGTGTATTGATTTGTGAGATTGGTGTGAGCTTTGGCTAGTCTAGGAGTCCTAAACCCTAGAATGAGAAGTGCTAGAATGGCACTTGCAGAGCGTAGGCTGCATAAACCTACGCATTTTTATTTACTCATGAAAAAGAAACCTAACTCTGACAAGAGTTGGCCCTTCGAGGGCTTGAAAGCTTTCGGGAAGTTACGTTTGCAACTTGCGAGGGAGTTTAGCCCGCCAATCAGCGGAACATTGGCAAATTCGCATGGCATGATGCCTGCAACTGTCGTTATCATGCGTGGAGTGAGTTCGCACGCGATTGTGTTTGGGATGAATTGATAAGAGGATGAATTGATTATGAACAATCCAATTTGGAATTTCGTTGTGGCTCCATATCGCGGTAAATCTCGTTACGCGAAATGGCAGCAATTTTGCAATGACGCCGCAATTCTCTTTTGCGGCCTGATAGGCTTTGGCCTATTGTTCGTTGTGGCGTGTTGGTAATCGCAAGAATTTAACTAGCAATGAATCCACTCATTAGCTGCTAGACTCCTTGATGAGCGCAGCAAAAGGATATGTAAAGGCTAGTGAAAAGAAACCTAGAACAAACTCTGAGAGTAATAATCGCGCAATGCTGACTCTCGTGTCCGCGGACAATCAAAGAGATTCTAGTTGAGGTTAGCGGCATCACCAATAACATAAGATGCCGCAATTTAATTTATGCAAACCTTCCTCCCATATCCTGACTTTCGTGAATCTGCTCGTGTGCTTGACAACAAACGGTTAGGAAAGCAACGAGTCGAATGTTTGCAAATACTGCAAACGTTAGCGAAAGGGCCATATCAGAAGCGTATCTGTGATGCTTTAGGGTATGATGATGGATTTGCTCCTTGTAGCGACAAGGAGTTCGTTTCCCTACCAAAATACTATAAACGCCGCACTCCATGGTATAATCATCCAGCATGCAGGATGTGGAGAGGTAAGGAGCACGCTTTAGCTTTATATGGCTGTCACATCTGTTTTGAATGGCGTAAGCGTGGATTTCAAGACAATGTCATACAGAAGATTTGTGGAATGATGCAGTGGACTAATAACCTTGAGATAGCTTTACGCACGCTTTCTTTTGATCCACAATATCCAAAATACGATTATCCTTTGTGGCTCGGAAATAAAGAATTCCACGCCTCGCATCGGAGCAATTTGCTGCGCAAAGATTTCGCGTGGTATAATCAATTTGGATGGACTGAGCCAACAACGTTAGAATACGTTTGGCCGGTTTAATTAACTTTATTTCACCAGACAAGCCCGGCGCGGACGGGCCAGGCAATGAACAAAAGCGAACTAGACATGAAATTATCAATCATGTCGCGGATGTAGCTGCCTATTGCATCGTAAGTCAGCGAAAGCACACTGAATTGATAACTCAGAAAAGATGCCGTAGATGATGCAAGCCAGAAATACGCACTGGCTCTGGTGAAACTCTTTTAGAATGAGCGCGTGGCGGAATGTAAAGACGCAAGAAACAGCGTAAGCCATAGAATCACGATTGAAAAACATCGGTCAACCTATGCCGAAATGTTCTGACAATAGTCATGCAGGTTCAAATCCTGCCGCGCTCATTCTAATTCTTTTGTGAAACACAGTGGCGGAATTGGTAGACGCTAACTGTGTAAGAGAAACCTTAGCCAATGGCGAGGAAACGCAAAAATTTCTCATACAGGTTCAAATCCTGTCTGTGTTTCACATCTTCTTTCTATGCCCTCAACATCAAATCACACTTGTAACATCTGTCGCAATCCCATCGAACCAGCACGTGTTGAACTCAACCTTCACATCTGTTTCACATGTGCAGAACGAACTGTGCAACGAGTCAAAGGCGATATGAACTATCAACACAAGACAGCGCCAACGCTGATGGTCATGTCACCAGCGGAACATGCCAACTACAGGCGTTATGTTCCGTATGGCAAATACACAGGCCGTGGCAGTGGAACTCATGTGATGTCACGACCGGTGACTTCTTTGAAGTGACGACTAACGAATTTATCAATCATCCGAAACGGTCTGGCTAGAACCATCGGGTCTGGATGATTGAAACCCGGCCTTGCGTTTGCAAGTGTCCGGGGTAATTTTAATGGCTTTGAATTAAAAGCAAGAGTTCATCCTGTGGTAAAGGCCAAGCTTGCTTACTTCAATTTGTTAAACGAATACCCACTATGAAATCAGCAGAAGATTGGTATGATAATAATGACGCTACAACACGAGATGGTGTTATAGCTATACTCAAACAAATCCAACTCGACGCAATGCGCGAAGGGATGAAGAGGGCGGCGGATATTGCAAACATGAAAGGCTGTGGAATCATAACGCGACACGCAGTGAATGGTCCGTTTGATGCCTACATGTTTCGAGGAGACATTAGGCAGGAAATCCTCTCCGCCGCAGAACAGCTAACCGAGAAAGACCTATGACTTCCCAATGGACGCTAGATTCAGTCGCTGACATTGGAGAACCTTTCTACGGAACATCAATGAGCCGTAAAGGTGCCGTATTATTTCAACTCCAAGAATTATTTATATGACTACTATCACATTCAAAGCCACTCAATATTCCGGTGGAGTCTCTTATGTTCCAGTTTCATTAGAAGATGAATACCTAATGCAACACTGTCTCGACACTAACCATGCATCTATCAACCACGGCGGAATGGAGAAACTAAAAATCGTAGCCGAAGCACACGGCTGGAAAGTGGAGATTGTATGAACCTGAAACTCATTATGCTGAAGAAGGATAACCTATGACAACCAACGAAATTAACATTGCGATTGCGGAGGCGTGTGGGTGGGAGCCACTACCGGAAGGTTGCTTTCATCCTGACAACCCGATTGGCCAGCGTCTACCCAACTACACCACCGACCTAAACGCGATGCATGAGGCGGAGAAGGTGCTATCAGTCAAAGAAGAACTGATAAGGCAGTGCTACCTAGATAACCTATGCATAGCTACCAATGGTGAATCCGCTGAAATGGATGGCAGCTATCAAGAAGTGTGGAATATGTGTCACGCCACCGCCCGTCAACGCGCCGAAGCATTCTTGCGGACAATTGGTAAATGGAAGGAATAAGATTATGAGCGACACAAAGACACCAGAGACGGATTGGGTGATTAAGAATTGTAACGGCTGGCACCACGTTCCTGCTGAAAAGGCAAGAGAACTCGAAATTGAACGCAACGCGTTGATTGATGAGCGTGACAAATTGAAGGCCGACGCGGCGGCGATGCAGGAGGCGTTGGAGCAATATGCTCGGCCTGACTTCTACTTGTTCCTGCTTAGTCCAATGGGCCAAAAAAATGACCCATGCTCCAAAGCCGCTGCCGCCCTATCCGTCAACGCTGGGCGCGAGTTGCTGGGCGAGTTGAAACGGTTGCGAACAGAGCTTGCCGAAATGACCACCATTGCAGAAAAAGCGCGCACTCGTGAACTTGAACAGTTGGACGAACTTTCCACACTTCGCACCGACCTCGCCAAAGCGCATGCGCAGTGTGCGAAGCTAAGGAGCGAGGTTGAGAGGGCGTGGCGCGAAGGTTTTATTGACGGGGACTTTGGTGAAGCAAGCGCAGATGATTGCTGGAATCAAAGCCGCGCCCGCAAAGTAGCAACCGGAGAATTAAACAAATAACACACTATGCCATATCCACTAACATCCATCATCGAAGTTCGTGAATCTTCTGCTTCATCCATCACTGGCATTGCACGTCAACCAATGTTTCCTCTCGATCGAATCAGAATCGAAGAGAAGACATATGAAGTGCGAGAGATGACTAGTGAAGGAATGAAAGAAGGAACTGTAAGATTTGTAGCAACTCGTGTCAGTTAAACAACAAACAAAACAAAAGCAGTATGAATATATCAATAAACATTCCAGTCTCACACACCACTACACCAGAACTTCCTGTCGAAAGTCCTATTCGATACGAGACTGAATCTAAGAGCAAAGGAAACAATAAGAAACACAACCGCAAGTTCCCCGGTCCATCTCTTCAAGAGCAGCGTGACTTCTTGAATGGATTCAATCGTGAGGAATACTACAAGAAATACGTGCGTTAACATGAGAACTGCCTTCTCTAGTCGAGTCGATAGACGAACAGCACAAAGTAACGGAGAACTTGGTGCTCCATCAGCACTCTCCAAACGAGGTGCAGTCGCTGCTGCTAAACGAGAAATTGATGCAGCTGTGAAACGAATCATACCAGTGAATCCACTAGCCCGCAGAACAAGGGCACAAAGAGGATTGAAGGACTGACTAACAAATCCTCTCACATCGCTGGCATACCACCAGCTAAGACTAATACTTGAGAATTTGAAGACATGTTATGTAGTTCTGGACGCTTGCATAACTGTCTTCTAACACAAACAAAACTAATAAGCGACCAGAGATAAATGAAAGAACAACAATGAGCGAAGCTACTAATACACAAACTCCTGCTGAAGCACAGTCTCCTGAGTCTGAAGTCAGCGATCCGTTTGCTGGATTCCACGGCACTCGTAACGGTGTCAAGGTTCCTCTGCAACAGAAGTTCGTCCTCAAGGGAACGAACAAGGGCACGCCGTATGTCACGCTGAACTTCAACGCGCTGGATGACAGTGCATTGATCACGGCTGCTGGCATTCCGCTTGTGCGAAACCTGATCGAAGCTCACTTCAATGTGGCTGGTCGTAATAACACTGAGAACCTTCTCGGTGAGAAATACACCAGTCTCGAAGGGCTGGATATGGAGCAAGTGCAAGCGTGGGCGGATGGTATCGTCGAAGAGCGTGTGCCAACTTCTCAGTTGCGCAAGCGTTTCTTCGAGTTGATGATGAAGGCGACCACGACTCAGGAAGAGGACGAGGAAGCGTTCGAGATTCGTGCGGAGTTGCGCCGTCGGACGAAGTAGAGTGTTACGATAACAATCACAAGTTGTTGAGTAATCGAGTGGCCGTTGGACTTCACAAGAGTTCAGCGGCCATTTCATTTACTTCACAGATTGGCATGGCAAATGCTACAGTGAATGGATACAACCAACGATACTGCAAATAAATATGGAATCCAATACAGCTAATCAATCTATGTGTTCGGTGTCTATCAAACTTCTGCTCGACTTGATGACGAGAGCAAACCCGATGAGCGAGCGAGAAGAAGTGGATGGTATGGATCACGAACTTGTTAGGTCGTTGCGTGATGCTGACCCAGACGAGTTACATCACGTCGTGCACGTGACAAAACGAGGAGTGATTTGTATCTATCGAAAGGCGGAGTGGCATCGTTCATTTGCGAAAACTCTCGCTGATGAAGAACGCAAAGCGAAGTTGTTAGAAGATGAGCTAGCGTATCAACATGCGAAGAGTGTTGTGATGCAGTTCTTTCTTGAAGTATTTCCGGGAAATAAAGCGCAGGCTGAGAAGATGTTCATGCCGATGTGCAATAATCCGAAAGCTCTAATCGAGAAAGCTCGAAAGATTGAGATGGCTAAATTGATGGAGAAAGGATCGTGAATAATTATGAGTGATGCAACATGGGAAGAGGAGTTCTATCCGATTGATGCGAGTGAGTGGAATGGTAATGCGAAAGATTCACTGCACAACCAGATAGGTGCAACGAAACACTCTCTGCAAAAGTGGAAGGGATTGCGAAAAGAGAATTTGGAGAAGCATAAACTAGAAGAAGCACCTATAAGTGTGTCTTCTTCCACTTGTGCTCTGTGTCAACTTGCTGACATAGAAGACAGAGGAGACTGTGACACGTGTCCATTGTTTCGTTGTCGTGGTGATGTTAGTTGTGATAATGAAACTGAAAATGAATGTCACAGTCCTTATCGTGCTTATGTTGACGATTCTCCATCCGATCCAGAACCAATGATCCGCGAACTCGAATGCACACTCGAAATGCTTGAGAAAGAATTGAAAGATGAGCAATCCAAATACTCCTCCGAAACCAAATAAACCAGCAGGCTGGCACAGTCAACGCACGTTCGGAGCACAGACTGAAGCCGCCAAGTTAGCGTTCCTGCAAAAGCAATATGAGGGCACTGCACAACGAGTGCGCTTCATGCATAGGCTTGGCAAGGCGCAAGATTTATTCACAATCTGTGACTCACTAGGTGTTGATAGAGCAGGGCGTGAGAACAGAATTGTAACGCATGATGAACTTACTGCACTAATCCTGCAAGGACGTGAGTTACTTAGTGCGAAACCGAAAGTTGCAGAGCAACCAAAGGTTGTTGCGACTGAACAACCGAAGCCTGCTGAGGTCAAACCAACTGCACCTGCACCACCAGTAGCTCAGCCCACAGAAGAACACGTTGAGCAAGACATCGTTCTCGATCTTCCAGAACTAGAGAAGAATCCCAAGGTTATTCCATTCGGATTCCAGATTCGTAAAGCGAAAGAGCTTGTTCGTAATCTGCATGTGCATAAGCATCGTGCTAATCTTCTACTCGCAGGCACTGGATTTGGAAAGACTTACATCCTAAGTGCAGTGATCGCAGCACTCAAACGTGTAGGATACTTCGATGACTGCCGTTCAATGTGGCCAGTGTTGTATGTGACGAAGGCTTCGATTGTTGAGCAGACTGTTCGTGTGTTGAATGATCAGTTCGGTGTGGATGAAGAGACATGCATGGTCACGAACATCGAGCAACTGCGGGCTAAGCTAGGCAAGATGTTCATTCATGAGCAGACTTGTGTAGTGAGTGGGCAGGAGCATACGATATTTACGTGGCGTCCACGTAACATTCCTCGTCTAGTGATTTGGGATGAGTCTCAAATTCTGAAAAATGTTGACTCAACTCAATCGCGGATAGCTCAAGCATTGAATGACATAACGGAGTTGTCACACGGAGTGGAAGCGAATAAGGTGACGCAGATATTCTCTAGCGCGACTCCGTTTATGCGAGTGTGTGAAGCAAAGTGTTTCTGTGTAGCAACGCGGGCTGAGATGGGAGACTAGGAATTTATGCCAAGAATACCACTACATCTACAAAAGAAGCGAGGACCGAAGCCTAAGCTGAAGATGTGTTATTGCGGTAGACCATTGTTTAGAATGAAGCACAACTGTCCTGTTTGTGAGGTGTGCGACAAGCTTGAGTCCGCTGGAGAACAGAAACGACACACGTCAGGCATACGTCGTCGTGTTGGATTACAACTTGCAGTAGAACCTTACGGTTGGTATGATGGTGGAGTGAATGGGAGATATAATATATGAAAGGTCACCTAACAAATGCAGTCTGGCCCACGTGGTCAGCAACAATCGCAGCGCCCGCAAGTGTGGACGAATACGACCCACCCGCGATGGAGCGTTTAATCAAACTGATGAAGCCTTACATTATTGACATCAAGGGTGTCAAGGCTAAGTTCCCAGCACGCAATCGTGTCAAGCTCATTGAGTTTCGCACGGACAAACAGCGTGAACAATACAAACTCACATGGGAGAAGTATGAACGTGAGATGGAATTGATTCGCGGCGGCATGAAAGAACTCGGTCGATTCCAAGAGCTTGTAGCGATGATGAAGTTCTCGCAGAGTGCAGAACTAATTCGTCACGAAGAGGTTGCTGACATGGCAGATGACATCTGCAAACGAGGCAAGGCTGCTGTCGTAGCATACAAGTTCAAGGAATCTATTGCTGCGACAATCAAAGTGCTGATGAACAAGCACGGATACAAACGCAATGACATCAGTATTATATGGGGTGGCATGGGAGGCATGTTCACGAGCGATGGCAAGGTGAAACTCAAGGAGAAGAAGATTCCTGAACGCACATTCAATCTGTTCCAGCCCGAAGACTTGGAGTTGTTCAAGTCGCTGAACGTGCGTCTTATAGTCACGTCGAACGAAGACGAGAACAAAGTCGTGAAGACTGTGGATTTGTCTCAAGAGATGGACGATCGTGAGAAGCTCACGAAAGCAGGACTGAAGTCTATCACTGCCGATGATCTTCAGAACATGAAGCTCGGAACGCAATCGAAGGCACAGCGTCAGGATGAGATTGATAGATTCCAAGATGGCAAGAGTAAGATTTGTTTGTTCACATTCAAAGCTGGTGGTGTAGGCTTAAGCTTGCATCATTCGAAGCCTGAGTTGTTGCCACGTGAAAGTATCATTGCGCCATGCTACAGTGCGATTGAACTTGTGCAGGGTTTAGGAAGAGCACCACGACTTACGTCGCTGAGCGAGACAATTCAGACAATGATCTTCTTCAAAGGAACAATAGAAGAACATATCGCTGACAAGGTGTCACAGAAGTTGCGCTGTCTTCGTGAAGTTGTGCGTCAACGTGAGTCATGGGAAGATTGTATTGTCGAAGCGGCACAGACACATCGTGTGTCGTTTGATAGCAATGGCGAGAAGATAACGGAGATCGTCGATGACTCTGGTGGATCAGATGTGGATGAAGAGGAAGAGGAGGGAGAGGAATAACATATGAACATCACACGACCAATGAGGGCAGTTACGATGTCATCGCTTGATGACATCAAGTTTCCTGTCTATGTTTCGTATAAGCTCGATGGCATACGTTGCATCAAAGTTGCAGGCAGAGCTTTGTCGAAGTCGATGAAGCCAATCGTTAACGCACAACTGCGTGCGTTGATTGAAGTGCCAGAGATTCCAGATGGATTTGATGGTGAACTGTGGGCTGAAGGAATGACGTTTCAAGAGATTGAATCCATCGTGATGACAGAGGATGCAGATGTGAAAGGATTGAAGTGGTATGTGTTTGATTGGGCTAGTCCTTTTCCTTTTGACTCTAGATACAGAGCCTTAATAGAAGAGATGCGAAGTGGTCATTGCTCATCTACACAATGGATAGACTATATGAAATGTCTTCTGATCCATGACAAAAATGGATTGAAAGAGTCTTTTAATATATCGCTGTCTGTTGGAGGAGAAGGCCTCATCATCCGTAATCCTCACGCTCCATACAAATGTGGTCAATCCACAATGACGAAGCAAGAGCTAGTCAAATGGAAACCAATGGTAACTGGTAAAGCTATTGTTCTGTGTGCAGTCGAAGAGATGAAGAACAACAATCCTGCATTCAACTCTGAACTTGGATTAGCGAAAAGGTCACACAAGAAAGTGAACAAGGTTCCTGCTGGCACACTGGGTTCGTTGCTAGTTCGTGACCTTGATTCAGGTATCGTCTTCAACATTGGAACAGGATTCGACGACGAACAAAAAGCTCTGCTGTGGGCTAGACGTGACACACTGTCTGGCACGATAGTCGAATACGAATCACAAAAGTGTGGAGTGAAAGAAGCGCCCCGCTGCCCTGTCTTCAAACGATTCCGTAACAGAAACGATATATGCGCGTCATTGACCTCAGGAAAGTAAGCATCGCCACCTCATGCTGGGAGAACAACTATGGCATGAGAGTTGAGAAGAAGCCAGAGCAGCCGACATTTCTTGGTGCTCGTATGCACGAGAAGCGTCCACTACAACAAGCAGACACATGGACATTCTGTGTGATCTTCGAGTTTGGTTCACGAAGGACAGAAACATTCTACGGAACGCGCGCTATCAGTCTTTGGTCCGCATGGAAAGCAAAACAATTCGGAGAAAGTCAACCACGTCGCAAACAACCACGTCAATCACTTAAACATAAGCAACAGCTAGAACTCCTATGACACCAGAACAAAAAGCAGAAGAGATGCGCAAGTTCAGAGAGCAACTTCGTGCATCATCCGGTAAAGAACGTATCAACATCTTCAAGGCTGCCAATGTTATCAATGAACATGAGGCCCGCAAGATGACCTTGCAAATCCCGAAGGCTCCGCCTGCTCCTGCAACTGTGCAGCCCGGTCAGCCTTCAATGACATGGCTTGACAGATTCATCACACAAGACCCTGCTCTAGTTGAGATGAAAGAACATGTCAAGAAACTTGCACCATTGCAACATCCTGTTCTCATTCATGGTGAGAGCGGAACGGGTAAAGAACTCATTGCCCGCGCTATGCATAATACACGACATGGCAAGTTCGTCGCTGTGAACTGCGCTGCTATCAGTGAGAATCTCATCGAGTCTGAACTGTTCGGTCATGCCAAGGGTTCATTCACTGGTGCTTACACTGATAAGATAGGATTGCTTCAAGATGCGCGCGATGGCACAATCTTCCTTGATGAGATTGGCGACTTGCCGAAAGCAATGCAACCAAAGTTATTGCGAGCTATTCAGAACAAGACAGTTCGTCGTGTTGGTTCAACACAAGACGAAGAGATTTCCTGTCGATTCATTAGTGCTACACACAAACATCTGTGGACTGCCGTCAATGATGGTGAGTTCCGTATGGATTTGTATTTCCGTCTTGCTGTGTTCGAAGTAGAAATCAAACCAATGCGTGAGCGTTGTCTCGAAGATTTCATCCTACTTGCAAAGGCTTATGGTGGAACAGAAGAGGATGCTCAATATTTGCATGACAATCGAGCACAACTGAGAGGTAACATTCGACAAATGCAGCACTGGTTTCTACGTAAGCAAGTGCTCGGTATCAATTCATTGTGATATATGAACACATATCAATGTGGCATACAACTTGCTAATAAGGATTTACGATATGAGTGATGCTATTACTACAACGTCCTTCTTAGACGGCAACCTTCCAGAGGATAAACAGAGAGGAACAATAACGCCCAAGCCTCATAATCGGGAGCGATACACTGGCGGCACACGTCCTACATATTACAAGGCAGAGTATGGTCGTGCGATTCTTCCTCATCTTGTGAAGATGATTGAGAAGAAGACTGATATTGAATTCGCCCCCACTCATGGTGAAAAGTTGACGACGGTTTATCAGCGTGTGCAACAGTCGTTCACTTACGCTGTGGATAATCTCGATGTCGGAGGTCAACTGGAATCTCTTCGTGCGAAAGTTGTCTTGCGAAAGACACCGAGGGCTATCGTGTTGTGTTTCAAAGAGAATGCGATGAACTATGGGCGACAACAATCTGTGTTGCGTGAAGCTCTTGTGCGTCATGATGCGTTCGCAGTTCGTGATGTTGTCACTGTTGAGTGGCGACCAATGCTGAACACGTTCATGGAGAACAGTGACAAGAAGGAGTTGAAGATTACGGATGGGATTTTTCTTGCGCCTGAGGATCAAGAGACTGTGAAAGCTCTTGTTGCGTCTGCGGAGATGATGAATGATCCGATGGAACTTGTGACGTTAGATGCTTACGTGCTGCATATTAGGAGGAAGTCGTAACATGACAATCGAACAACTTCTTGATCTACCTGCATCTGGACTCGAAGCAATTCCAGATGATCAACTCGTGAAGATGCTTGAACCTTACTTCAAGTTCACGCGTCCTGACACAAGTAGAGGAACTGGAATGTTGCTACCAAAGACAGGAGTCAGCAGTAAGATGAAGTCGGCGGCAGTGAAACAAGAACAAGGAATGAAAGCTGTGTTGAAGAATCTCGACTTTGGAACATTGACTGACGAGAAGATGATGGCGTTGCGTAAGATGATGCATGGTAAATAAAGATATGCCAAAGAAAATCATAATGCTTAACTCTTCCGCTTTGCGGAAGTCTGCCTGCAAACGCAGGTTGAACTATGTCCTCGAAGGATATAGCAACAAACTTGTTCCGAACGATATCGTGTTCGGTTCTTGCTTTCATGATTTTGTCGCTGAGTATCGCGTGAACGGTCAGAATGTCACAGCAGCAACGCAGAAGGGCTGGTCTTATCGTGATGGTGTGAAGAACCTCTACACGAAATATCGCAAGGAATTCCTAGATGACTTCAATTACTTCCGAACTGTCTGCATGATGTGGGCAATGGAAGATTCGAAGTGGCAGACGTTGTGGATCGAGAACATGCCGCTGGTGGAAATTCCTTGGGCTGTTCCTTACTGGAGTGGTGAACACATCGAAGTCATCTTGTGTGGAACGATTGATGATGTGTGTATGTCGCGCGAGAATCCAGAAGTGCTTGCTGTCCGTGACTACAAAACAACATCAGCTTACAAGGTCGAAGAATACTTCAACAAGTATCGCATGTCTGTGCAGTTGATGTATTACTACGTTGGACTAACTGAAGCGTGTAAGTTGAAACCGGATTCGCAACTCGCAAAGCTCTGGTTGAATGCGCCCGCGAAAGGTGCATTTATTGAAGGCGTCTTCATCGACAAAGATCCGTCGAAAGTGAAGTATCAAACGTCAGACTTCTTCACATTCTCTGATGATAAGATTGCTGAGTTTCACATGCAACTCGGAGAGTTGTGCCAGAGACTAGACAAGCCAGAAGGATATGAGTTCCCACGAGAGGGCCTGATAAATGCTGCATGTGAGTCCGATGGTTATGGCAGAGCTTGTGAATTCTTCGAGGCTTGTGCAGCAAAGACTCGTGAAAACCATGACATCTATATGC